CACCCCTGCTAAATTAACATTATCAACGTGGTAGTAATTAGAATTTGAAGTGCCGTCATTGGTGTCAGAGTTTATATGTACGCCCGTACTGTCAATACTGAAAGACGGCTGCTCTAATGTAGGAGACGCTGTGCCGTCAGCACAAGCAAACCTAATTTCGCCTTTAACTCGCCCATCAGTAACACCAGTACCGTCATCTTTAATAGAAACACCGATGCGAGCGTAGTCTTTTTGCACCCCATATCTATTATCACCTTCAAAAACTAAAGCACCTAAAACGTCACCGTCATCACCTGCGTCTCCACCGCCATCTCTTTTAAGGCGTATTTCAGGTAAGAAATTCCCGTCAGCAGTAGTAGATTTAACTTCGAGATTACCATTTATCGTGGTGTCACCAGTAGTTAGAGTGTCACAGTCAACCGTACCTGTTACGTCTATGCCTGTAGGTGCAACTGTTAAAACTTTAGTATGGTTAGCTCCATTTTTCACCCACGTTTCGTGCTGGGCTTTTTCAAAGTCCTCAGTAACATCTATTGTTCTAACCTCTGTCCACGCATACTTCGATTGACCAGAGCCAGAACCCGACTCATCATTCATACCGTAATAATTTATTTGGCCTAGCCTTTCACCTACAGCGTCAGCGTGTAAGTTAATAAAATCTAAATCTGGAGATGGGTCAGTGCCGCTACCTGTAGTAGATATTGCAACTGTATCTTTACACTCAACCGTACCTGTTACGTCTAAGCTAGAAGCTATATCTACACCTGAACCCGTAGCTTTTAAGGCATCAATGTGTCCGCCGTTATTATTACCAACTCTTAAAATAACTTTTTCGTGCGTATCATCTCCAGCGTGTATTACTAGATTAGTAAGAGGTGAGCCAACACTGTCTGCTTCTGTGTATATTAAGTGCTCGTCATTCTGTGGAGTGCTAGGGTCAGCAAGTTTTATTTTTGAACAAGCAACTGTACCTGTAGTTGTTGTAGATTCACCACCAGTTAAGTCAATGTAGTCAGCAGTTAGACCGTCAGAAGCGGCAACCGTACCTGTTACGTCTATGCCTGTAGCTGTGGTTTCTAGCGTGGCAGCCTCATCGTTCCCGTGAGAAATCTTAACTGAACCATCGTCTCCATTGTGGATAAATATCTTGTTTTTATTATTAGCGTTTTTCAGCTCAATGTTCGCGCCTCTAATTACAAGGTTGCCCGTTCCTACATCTTCAATTACGCTGTGTGAGCCGTTGTGATATATCTCTAAATCTGGAGTCGTAACATTGCCGAACTGTAGCTTGTCGTTATCGCCTAGCTTGACACCATCAGCAGTTACCGTACCTGTTACGTCTAAACTGCCTGAAATATCTACTCCAGACTGTTTAGTTTCTAACTTAACACCAGTGTTAGTGCCGCCACCCCAATGCAGAGCAGTTGAGCCACCCTCATTAGCCTGTATTAAAGTTACAGTAGCATTTCCGTTTTGAACTCTAAAATCATCTGCGGCTATTCTTAAATTACCACTGCCTGTTTCAGCTATATAAGAGTCAGTTCCATTGAAGTGGAGTTTTAACTCGCTATTGTTCCCAAGCTCAATAAATTCACCGTTACCTAACTTCACCTTATCAGCAGTAACCGTACCTGTTACGTCTATGCCGTTATTTGTAGTTTGTAACTTTAACCCCTCATTATCACCATTACGATGATAAAGCTCTGCCGTTGCATTATCCCAAGCTATTAAATTTGCGTTTGCATCATTTCTTAACGAGCCATTCTGCCCTTTAATTACAAGCGCGCCAGCGCCAGTCTGCTCAATAACACCGTTACCACCAGTAGCTTCATATATCTCCAACTTACCAGCGGATTCTCCGCCTAAAGTAATTCTTTCGTTATTACCTAGTGCTACACCATCAGCAGTTACCGTACCTGTTACGTCTATGCCTGAATCACTAATTTCTAAACGTGAAAGACCATCGTCCACATTAACAAAGCGCATTTTAGTATCTGTAGTTGCGCCAAAAACATCTACATACCACGCGTTTGAATCATCAACATCTCTCTGGAAGTTTATTTGACCACCCTCACTAGCACCACCTGTAGGGTGTAATGTTAAGAGGTCAGCAGTAACTGTACCTGTTACGTCAATGCCTGTCTTAGAAACAGTTAAAGACTCTGTGCCGCCCGCAACAACTCTTACTTTGTCAGTTCCGTCATCATTAGACTGGATAAATAAACTGGTATTAAGACCATCTACGCTCGCATATATTTTGGCTTCGTCTGTACCCTCAGCACTGAATCTAATTTGATCAGCACAGATAGCCCCTGTAGAAGTAGTTGACTTACCACCAGTTAGGTCAATGTAGTCAGCAGTTAAACCGTCAGAAGCGGCAACCGTACCTGTTACGTTTATGCCTGCGCCTGTCTCAGTTAATTTAGAGCTGTCTATCCATTTACTAGAAGCGTTGTCGTATTTAAGTAAAGAGCCGTCAGCAGGGCTAGTTAAATTAACATCGAGCATTTCAGACAGCTCATTAGATGCCTGAACCTCAGTGTATTTAGCTAATCTATGACCACCTTTTGTAGAGCCATCGTGAACCCTAACCGTATCGTTAGTAGTATCGACAGTAAGCTCGCCCTCAGCACCAGTAAAGCCTGTGCCGTCATCGTGCTGCGCTTCTGTGCCTCGTCTTGATTTAATTTCTGTAGCCATAGTCTTGCTCGTTTGTTAATTTTTTAATTTAAGTTAAAACGCTGTAAGCCTGAACACCTGAAATTGCATTTTCATCTGCAACAGAGCAGGTAAGCCGAAAAAGGCCAACAGCATTAACTATTGACTCATCTACATCTAGGTAAATTTCATCTCCAGCTTGCAAGGTATAGTTATCGCTGTGTGTTTTTAGTTCGCCGTCATCTGCGTTTTGCGATGCACCTAAATTTGTAACACTTGCTGAGCGCAACCTTTCCATCTGAACAGTAAACCTACTAGAAGTGTCTCCTACTTGCGAAAAATTGTAACATTCCCAAGCAAGTTTATATTCCCCAGTAACTCTTATAATTATCTTTATAGCTGGCGACTTGCTCGCTAGTAACATAGCACTTGTTTCAGCAATAATCACATTACCCGCAACAGGAGTTGTATCACACCCCTCTAGCGCAACGTGCTGTATTCTAGGCGCACCGGATGAACCCTCAGCAGTTGCAGTATCGTTATCTTTTAACGCTTGCATAAGCTGTTGCGTTAAAGGCGCATCTACCGCCACCTCTGTATCTGATATTGCTCGATAAGTAGTCATAATTTCCTCAAACTATTACATACGGTTCTTGACCGCCTGACATTTTAGCTCCAACCGTTAATCTTAACTCTAAACCTGAACCAGCTGAAGTGTCAGTGCAGGTTACTATTTGACCGTTAAAGTAATTCTTATGGCTCGCATCTGCGTAATCACTGCCCGAAGCTGGATTGCTGGTAATTGTAACAGACGTTACGCTGCCACCACTAGCCGTAGCGGTGAGTGATAAGCCTGTACCCTGACTAGCAGTTACTTCTGAGCCTGATATTGTAGTGTCTCCATTTGCAAAGCCTGTACCAGCCGACAAGATTGAGGCAGATATAAATGGTCTGCTATCTGAATTAACTACCGAATCGGCTGAGATATAAGACTCAGTAGCCCTAACGCCTGTATATGGGTCTGCCTCTGTTCCAGTGCCGCCACCAGTTGAGTAAGCCGCAACGCCATTAGCTGTAACCTGACCCGTATTTACTGTACCGAATCGGAATTGTTTAGCCTTAATTAAGAACTGCTGATTCTTACTATCAAACTTAGTCGATAGAACCTGCATCTCTGTTTGTATCTTTGGCGCACCATATATATCAGTTATGTGCCGAGTAGATAAGTAAAAATGGTCGCCTGTGGATAACTGGTCATAAGACGCATCTAGTTTAAAAGTACAGGTTATAGGGGTTTTCTTAAACCTATTTAAAAGTCTTTGGCTAATACTGGTAGCAGTTGAGGTATCTTTTACACCCCAGCCGTATATAACCTTGTTAGACTCCTTACCGTATTCAAATGGAGTTTCTGAGTCAGAGTCGATATTAACGTAAAGGTTTTTGAATGACTTGGGCTTATCTCTATCCTCTACTGAGTTTCTTTCATTGTAGTAGTAGTAAACGCGAGATACCCTGTCCTTATCTGCCTGTATGAGTTTATAACTATCTTCAATAATATGATCGTCAGTAACCGTAACTATTCCAGTAGGGTCTACCTCTGGCGTTTCTGCCCTCATAACTATCTGAGAGCTAAGGTCGTCATAAAAGAAATTAACACCAACCATACCGCCTAACTGCGATAGCTGTTTATTAACCTCTTTAGGCTCACTTAGAATAGTGTCGATTCTAAATGTAGATAACCAGTTATTTTTCTCATCAACCCAAGAATAAACACCACCTGTTGTATTATTACAGGCTTCGGCAGGTACGCCAGCTTGATTAACTAGCAACTCATAAGCAACATCGTTAATGGTTACGCCTGTACCGCCACCATCGTATTGGCCGAAGGCTAGGCATTTTTGTACTGCGTCATCAGCATCGTGTGCAGAACTTGTTGTACCCCACTCTTTTCGCTTAATAAACGCTATTGCTGCTGTATCAGCATCCCTACCAAACCTTATTATTTCTTCATTTATCCTTAAAAACCCTGAGGTTCCAAACTCGGATTGTATTTGAGATGCGCTTGCAGTTTGCTCATCTACTTTAACCTCAACAGCTTTTGATGATAAGCCTGTGCTTGACGTGCCGCCAGCAGATACAGTTAAATCAAACTTATTAGTAGAACTTATTGTTATGACAAAATCTTTATTGTCGATATTTGTAAGGCCAGTTTCTGATATGTAAACAATATCATTATCTGAGTAATTATGATGGTCGCTTACGCTGACCCTAGCTACACCATTGTGATCTACTACGTCTGTTATTTCTAGCGTTGTATCACTAGCTGCTAAATTAGTCGAAAGTGATGCGTTAGAAGGCACTGGTACTTTAGCTTTTAACTCATCAGCTAATGTCATCGGGTCTTTACACTTAATAGTTAATACATCGTTATCTAAAAACATAGAGTCTATAATGTATTTCTTTTTGCCGTCTTGCGCTTGAACAGAGCCATCGTAAGCAACATAACCGTCAAACACTTCAATCGTTCGACCAACGTAATGCGGATTTCTTGCTAGTAACTTCTCAAAGTAAGTACCCTGATCTGTCGTTATGTAGCTTCGACTGGCTGCGTAGTCATCTGCGCCTGTGTCCGTAGAAACAAAATCCCTTAACTTAATAGTGACATTAGAGCGTAAAGATATTCCTTTAGTGGGGACTATCTCAGTAGGCGCACTAGAAACAGATATAAGAGCAGGGTGAGCGTATTGCTCGATACCTGATAATCTTTCACCCATCTCTTGAGTAAAAATATATTGTCTTTTACCTGAGCTATTTACCCTGTAAGCATCTAGTGCTTGGCAGGTTTCTCTAGTGTTAAAGCAGGGCAGCCCAGTAGAGTCAGCAGTACATTCGGAAGGAAAAGTATTGCTACCAAAGACATTATCACAAAAGTCTAAAGACAACCTAACGTACTGCATAGGCGTTCTAGGCGATAACTTATGTGCGTTTTGAAATATGTTATTAAGAGTTTCTTCAGCGCCACTTGTGAAGTTGACTGTTTTTGTCATTCCCGTTAATGGCGGGTTATTCCTGTACGGGTGAACTGAGATTGCATCATTGTTATTATCTATACCCGCTTGCATTACATCAGTTATGCCGTCATCAGCAGTCTCATTTATAGGAAAATTATATTTTTCTTTTAAATAGCCTTGTATGGCCCACCTATCGTGTCGGCTGAGTAGAGCGTCAAAGATTAACACCTCATAAATTGTGCCGCTGCTATCTTCGCCGTCAAGATTTCTCATTAAATTAATAACAACATCGTTGTCTAATTTAATATCGCTTTCTAATAAGCCATAATTATTATGGTTATTAACATCTACAGCCTGAAGTGGCGCTGCGCTAATAGAGTCAGCTAAAACTTCAAAAATTGCTGGTGAGTTTTCCGTAACGGTAACAGGGCTAACAATTTCTTGCGTGTTATCACTGCCATCTTGAAATATAAATCGAGACTCTATCTCATCTCTGTTCGTGGCAATAGGCTGACCTTCACCAGCCTCTTTCACGAAAGACCAATCTGACGCGCCATCTACAGAGTCACAAGACACTATTACATTATTAGGGCTACTAAGAAAACTACCTGTTTGGGTTAATGTGGCAGCTACAAACATATGGAATCGAGTAGGAAAGTTATCTATATTCTCGCAACTTAAATAATCACCATTAAAGACTATTCTCTTATTTGCTAAGTCGTAAGTAGGCGCTTCAGATTCCGTATTCTGCTCAAAGACATATTTGTTTTGGCTTTTATCAACCCACTGATATACAGGTCGATCTTGTACAGGTACGCCATCACCGTCATTAGCGTTTGGGTCTGCACCGTCAAGCCATAACAGTAAGTTATCGTATAAATGATAAGGCGTAAAAAGCTGGCTCATTCAATATACCCAATGGCGTTAATGTTCCAGTTTAGTAAAGTAGGGGAGCTATATGAAGGCTGTCGCAAAGACCTATCTATTGTGCAGTAATAAAGTCTATTCCTGTCCTCTGCAATTAAGCTATCACTTTCACCACTAACACCTTGCGTATACATAACAAAGAAAGGGAATCTAGGCATATAGTAGCCAAGATATTCAATCATTGAAAAAGCCTTTTGCTCACCATTTATTCTGGTGTTAAAAGCTGCATCAGTCGTATCTTCTAAATCAGATTCTTCAAAGTTGTTAAGTTTTATATTTAACTTTTGCGGAACTTTCCTCGTATCAGAGAGTAACGGATTACCTTTATTGTTACGTTTTATTGTTGTCTCATAAGGCGTAAAGTTAGGCGGGGTAAATGGCGCAGATACATTAATACCAGAAGTTACCCACATACCCGCCGACATAATTGATATGTAACTCTCAGTAGTCCAGCCGACAGTAGTGATTTTTAATTGTCCCACACTTTTGTTTGAATCAGTCCACATAGCACCGAATGGTTTGTATAAATTATCAGCAGGTTTGTAAGTGTTAGTATAAATGCTGCCAGCATCTTCAAAGTCAAGGGTTGTAGACTGTATATCATCGTCATCGTAATGAATTGTAATACCTTGATCTTTAGTTAGGTTGTGACCATAAATAGCAAAACCATTCATAGCCAAACCAGTAGGAAATGTTATTAAAATAACAGCCTGAGTAGAGTTAGCTATCTTAAATGTACTTCCAGCGTTTTCATCTATGCAATTCTCAAAGCCGTGACCAGTCGCAGGTTCTCCAGCCTGATAAACTATTCTTGTTGTTCCGCTTCTCTTGCGCCAGTATTCGTGGTGCAATTCGTTTTCTACTAAAAGTGCTCCAGCCATTATGAACCCACCAATGCGTTAATTTCTAAGCCGTCTTCAGTGGCTTCGTTAATAGCTTCTATGATACGTCTTGCACCTTCAGGGTCAATAGAGCCGTCTACAGTTACATTTATAGCTTGTGGTGCCTGTACTACTTCTGCCGCTTCAACGGGTTGCACTGGTGCCGACTCTGATGCTGCTCTGCCACCTCCGCCACCGTCACCACCACCACCAAGAGCAACACCTATAGTGCCTGACCCGAAAGTAATTGCTGCTGTTTTTAAAGCAAGTGCTTTTGCCGCCTTCATTGCCACTGCTGCTTGCTTAACGCCAACAGCCGCTAATTGTGGTTGGGATGTGGCGGCAGCTAACTGCGCATAAGCCGATTTTATACCTGCTGCCTCTATTGCGCCATTTATGAGCACTTTACCTGCACCCATTGCTGCATCAATAGCTACACCTTTTATGGCAGCAGATTTACCTTCACCAAGACCTTTTTTCAGGTTTTTAGAGACACTTTTAAGCGCCATATTTGAAACTTTTTCTACTATTTTTCTTTTCTTAATCTCTTTCTTGGTCAAAAGGTCTAATTCTTTTTGTTCCTCTTGAGCTATAATTTCTCTTTTTTCTTCATATTCTTGCTGTATTCTTTCCATTTTAGCGGTGTGCAAATCTAAAGCTAACTGTGTGCTAAACTCGCCAGAAGCAATCTGCCTATCCATTTCCTCTTGCGCGGCGGTTTCTTTTAATGCTTTTTCAAATGCAGCAGCTTCTACCAACCTGTTCTGCCTTTCAAGAATGTAAACAGCTACCTGCTCAAGCTCTGCCTCTTGGCTCGCTATATTTTCTTCTGTTCTCTCTTGCTTTGCGGCAGACTTTTCATCTGCTTTTTTCTTTGCGTTATCTAACTTTTCTTGGGTATCTTTTTCGTCTTGAATCCTTTTATCTATAGAGTCTTGAACAAATTTATCTGCTTCCGCTTGTGCAAGCCTATCTTTTTGTAATTTTATTTGCAGTAAGCTATCTAACTTGCCATACTTTTCAACTTGAGCGTTATACTCCTGCTCATTTGCCATTAAAGCAGCATCTAACCTTGTTTTGTTGGCAGAAAACTCTAAGCCTTGGGCTTTTTGTAGCGACTCTGATGTTTGTAGTAGCTTTAACTTATTCTTTCTTTCAAAGGCTGCTAATTCATCTGTATTCTTTTTATTTATCTTATCTAGCGCGTCTTGCGCCTGCTCATCTTCTACCGCAGCCTTAACAAGAGCATCTTCTTTTATTTTTTTTATCTCTGCCTTTATTGTATCTTCACTTCTAGTCCCAGCACCGCCAGAACCTACAGCTCTAGGGTCGCTTAATAAAAGAGATAGGCCAACAGGTACTTTAATCTTAGAAGTTCTTTCCAGCTCCGCATTTAATTTTGCTAATTTTTCTTCAGGCGTTGTTATTAGTGAGTCAGCTAAAAATCCAATCACACTAGCAAAAGCACCAACAACAACTGTAGCGAGCTTAGCAAGTCCTGTCACCTCAGCGAAACGCTCACCTAACAACGTAAAGTTATCTGATAATAAATCGGTTGCGCCAGCAAGCCCTCCACCCTTACCAGCACCACCAACTTGATCAGATAACTTTTCTATAATTATCGTTTGCGCAGCCAAAAGGTCGCCACTAAACTGTAGCTGCTTAATCTTGTCTGATTCAGCTTGAGTAAAGCTAACACCAGCTCTAGTTAGTGCTGTTAAGTTTCTTGATGGATCTTCTAAGGCCTTACCAAGCTGCTTAGCGCCCGATACAGCAGTAGTACCCATAACAGCGCCTAAATCTTGGGTTAGTGATATAGCGTTTCTAAATATATCACCCTGCACAGTTTTAAATGTTAGTAATACTCCTTGCGCCTCTCTCATTTCTGAAGCTGAGGCTAGGGTATCTCTAGCCATCTGCACAGCCATATCATCAAGAGATTTTGCTGAAAACCCAGCAGTCATTCCTGTAGACTTAACTATAGCCTCAAGTTTGAACATCTGTGTTTCATAGGCAGCAAATACCTTCAAAGACTTCATTGCCGCAGCAGCTAAAGTTATGAAAGAAACACCCACAGCAAGACCGCGCACACCCACTCGGTTAAGCCCTGTAGCTATGAATGACAATCTTCCTGATAGCCCGTTTAATGGGCCGCTAAATGCAGCAGTTGATGTTGAAGCATTCCTAAAGCCTTCTGAAAGTTTATCAGTTGCACTGGCACCTTTCTTGGTAGCTTCAGTTAATTTTTCTGCATTTTCTTCGAGCTTTTTCTCTTTTTTAGCTAACTTTTCAGCTTCTTTAGCAGCTTTATTTTTTCTTGAAGCAGACTCTTTGTAAGCGTTAATCTCAGCTTTACGAATAGCGTTTGCTTTTTTAGTTTCTTCAGACTCTTTTTGCTTATTTTCAGCAGCTTCTTTATTTGCTTGTGCTAATTCTTTTTGTTTTTGTGCAGCCCTTGTTCTTAACGCATCTTCTTTTTTGGCTGCATCAAAAGCCTTATCCAGAACGGCCTGAGCTTTTTGAGCCTCCTTTTCTTTGGCGGCTTGAGCTTTTAGGGATGCCTTTTCAATGGCTGTAGATTGTTTTTGTGCGGCGGCAGCAGCTTTATCGGCTGCTTTTTGTTGAGCAACAGCAGCTTTGACGGCTTCTCGCTCTTGTATTTGAGCTGATTTTTCAGCCGCCTTAGATTTAGCCTCCTCAGCTTTTTGTAAGCTGATAGCCGCATCTTTATTTCTTTTTATCTGCTCTTGGTAGGCTTTTATTTCAGCCCTAGCAACTGCTGCACTTATTTTTTTTTGCTCAGAAGCTGCGCTGGCTTTTATTTTAGACGATGCCTTTATAGCATCATCGCCATCCTTGATTGATCTTGTAACACGTCCAGACTCCTTCGCAAGTTCTTTTAACTCATCATTAGCTTTTTTAATTTTTGAAGTGTCTGCTTCAAATATCAGTCTTGCGATTGTGTCTGCCATTGTTTTAGCCTTTCTTCATCTAAGCCTAAAATGGCATCAATTTGCCACCTATCGAAAGATTCATTGTATAATTGACAGTAGGCAAGAATATCTTGCAAGCCTACCCTCTCAACCCCCTTTATAATCTTGCAATAACAGTTCCAAGTCTCAAGCAGTTGAATACTAATTTCAGGCTCATTGAGAAGCTCTTTTGGAGCTTGCCCGCTAATCCTTTCAATAGCTTTCCACTGCTCAAGCCTTGTTGAATTACTGCCTTTTATCCTGCTATTAGCGTAAAAGACCCATTTGCCAAACTCAATTAACTCTTTGGCTTGGCTTTCGTAAAATTTGCCCTGTCAGCTATAAATAAATCAACCTGATCTTTTATGTAAGGCGCTTTAGTGTAAAGCTCTTTACATAATTTTTTTGTAAACTTCTCATCAGTGCCTCTCCAACCTATAGTTGCAGCAACAAGAGAGTCTATAGCGAATAAGTCGTCATCAAAATCTTTTTTATTTCTTAACGCCTCTATATACGCTCTTTGCTGTTTTTTTGCCTGATCTCTAAAGATAGAGGAATCAACACCAACAACCTTGACAAAAAGACCTGTTTTTTTGCCTTGATCGTCAAGTATTTCTAATTCAGACCCAGCATCGTGTAAATCAGTTGTATATAGTTCATTTAATTTCATAAATCACCCTTTTTTAGTTAAGTAAAGCCCCGACTAGCGAGGCTATTGGTTTAAATTATAATGATGTGTCGATTGTTAATGCACCAACAGTGGGGCTAGAAGCTACTGCTACGAAGTCCATAGCTACAGATAGCAAGCCTTCACCACCCACTTCAACAGCACCAGTAGTATATATGATTTTAGGTAAATCAAACTTAAAGCCAGTAGAGCTAGAGCCAAGCTGAATACTTAGTGCGCTTGCAGTGTTTGCAATAAACTTCTCAAGCAAAACAGAGCTTGTGAAATGACAAGTCATAGAGCCACTTACACGACACTTACTAATACCACCTTGAATTGGAATAACCGCACCAACAGCGTTGGTAGTTTCTATGCCATTCTCAATAGATAAAGAAAGGTCAGTACAAATTGAGTTTGCTGCACCTTCTACGATTACCGCATCAGACGAGTGAAAAGGGTTGTTAGCCTCAATGTAATTCGTGCCACCATTGTCGGGGTCACTGTCATTACCAGCAGGTTCAGTCGTCATTGTTGCGCCAACAATACCGATAGAGCACTCAACAAGTCCGTCAGCAGGAATACTCATTGAGAAGTTGTTAAACTCGCAACCAGTATAAACGTGTGCGTCATCACCAGCGTCTAAGTCAGTACCAAAATCTTGAACGATAGTGTAAGACTGACGCTCTGAACCAATTTGCATAAGCCCAGCACTTAACGCATCATCTCCCAAAACTCCGCGCAACATTTCTATGTATGCTGGCTGGTGTGCTAAATCAAAAGATATTTCACCTGAAACAGAGTGAGCACCCATAATTACGTCTTGGACTTCACGATTACCCGTAATAACTGCGGATTCGTGATTAGTTTTGGCCAAACTTAAACTGGCAGACTTAAAAGGAATGATTGTGTAATCAATCCCAGCTACTTCTTCCCCATAAATTGTTTCTTCTTTAAAACCAACTACTACGTTAGTTCCACTTGCAATTGCCATAATTAACTCCTAGCGGGCGTTACCGCATAATAAGATACATCTATATTTCTAACAAAAAATGCACCATCTCTGCGCCCAACGCCTAGTGATACGTTCAAAATTCTAACGGTAGTACCATTAGCATTAATTTTCATTCCTCTGGTGAAGTAGTTAGCTATACTGTCAACTCGATCAGTAAAGCCACCAACACCAGTTTTGCTGTAGTAGTCGATCTGAAATAAGCCATCGTGACGCTCTGTTCCAGAAGTACCAATACTAGAGGTACTTGTATCGGCTGGTAGTAAAGTGCCCACAACCCACTCAGCATTTAAATTCGTTTTTAAAACATCAGACAAATCAAAGTCTGTGTTTTCATATATTTTATGCGTAATACTTAAATTTGTACCCATAGTGTTAAAGAGTGACTCAAAGCCAATCCGTATATTTCTGAAAGGCTTGGATAAATCTGGAGCAACACCATCTGTAATAGAGCCAGCATCAATGTTGTAAATGTCGCCAACAGATGCCTCTGTTATTAAGTTGTAATCAACGCTCATTTAAAATCCTTAACTGCATTTCTCATAGCTCTACGCATCATACCTGTCGGCGCTCTGAAACTAGCACCATCTTCTATATCTTTAGCGTAATGTAAAGAGTTGGTAAGGTATATAGAATCTCCAATTTTTGATTTATCTATCTTACTGGTCACTCTTTCCACACTATCAAAGCTATCTGAGGCTTCTTTACCGTCTGGAAGTCTACCCTCTGTAGAAAAAATTGGAGAAAGAAAGCTCGCAAACCAGCTATTTTTTAACTTTCCTGTGTCTACAGGTGTCTTATCAACAGTATCGACCATAGCTGTATTAACAACTTCCTTTACAACCTTGTGTGCATCTTCGAGAGCCACTTTGGTGTAGTTTTTAACTTCTAAGTCGAAGCTCATAATAAATCACCGTAGTCGCTGGTTGCACTGGTGTAATCTCTATAACTCTGTAGTTTTCACCATTTATCGTTGCCGTATCACCGATCTTAGGCGGTGTTGCAGAGTACGCAACGGCAGGGAAATCTTTAAATGATAAGGAGTTATCCACTTCTTCATTTTTAATCTGGGCAAATAAAACTATGTTCGCATCATAAGTAGTTTGACTACTGGAGCTAACACCCTGCGTAGGGTCGTATGTAACATTGCCATTTCTAGTAAACGTAACAGCCTGACCAAACTCAGTGATCATTTTAGTGGCTGTACTTGCTAGTGGTGCATAATCAAAGGCCATTATGCCCTCACAACCCTCATAGGGTTTCTAATTAGCTTTCTAAGCGCCTGTGTAGCCGCAGGAAGCAAAGTACGATCTGCGCTTGAGGATTTATACTCTACCTCTATTTCGCCTATCTTCTCTTTTACAGTCTCTCTGGAGATGGGGTCGTTAATACCAAAACCCTGCTCAAATCCATATGCCAGCTCGTAAATCGCAACTAACACCTCGTTAGGTATTTCATTACTATCTTTACCAAAACCATCAATAACAATTCTGCTTCTAGGCCACTGCATTGATTGTGTTTCGGTTGCTTTAAGCCCTATGAATGGTAAGGACTCAAATTAATCTGTAGCTCGAAGGATGTATGCCTCTGCTTGAGCATCACTAATATCTACCCTTCCAACATATCGTGCATTTAAGTAGGCATCGTAATTGGCAACAGTAACATAACTGTTAGCAGTCGTTGATTGCGAACCTGTTTCTACCGTTAAAGCCATTTTACCACCTTAAAAAAATGGCCGACCTGCAAGGGAAAGGGAGGGAAACCCAAGCAAGCCGACCAAAAGTTTCTAACTTACTTCAAATGAATGATTGAGCTAATGAAGTCAGGCTTCCAAGCCTTAACGCCCCAAGCTAGTGCTACTTCAATCATAGATTTACGGTAGCCTTTGTAGGTGCGAACCTCAAAAACTAAACCTGATCGTGGGTCAGTAACAATCAACGAATCAGTTGCTTGGTCGCCGCCTTCAGGTAAAGCAGGTGCGCGAACAGCTAATTCCATAGCTCGGCGGTGGAAAGCCAAGTTATGCGTGAAAGTACCACCTTCAGTAGTGATTGCATCGCCATCAGCAGCAGCCTCTTTAAGGCCTCGACCATTAATGTTAATTAACGTATCGCTAGAGTGGCTATTAACTACATACTGAGTAGCAGTTGAGTCATTAGCAATAGTGATAACATCACCGCCAACAAAATCAGTGCTTCCGCCACCAACAGTAAGTGCAGTTTGACCAACCGCTTCTGTAGCATCGATTTCATAACTGCCAGCAGCACTTGAAGTGTGGATGCTTACACCACCAGATTCACGACAGTTAATGCCGTAGATTGGGAGTAAAATGCCCTGCTCGCGGACAGATGCAGTACCAGCTTCGTTTGCACGAACCAGACCAGCAACTTTACGAAGGCTTGCTCCAGCAGCAGTACCCATAACTAAAGAAACATCGTCCATAGGGCAGCCGTTATCAACTAAGCCTTGACGAGCATCAGCTACTAAATCAAAGCTGTCAGATGCAAACGCATCAGTAGCGTTATCGCCGTATGCTTGATAAGCGTTTGCTTTACCTTCTGCGTAAAGGTCAGCTTCAACCTCATTTGCAAGAACTCGCATTGCTTGAGCGATTAAATCACCGTAAACAGTCTCAAAGCCAACACCGTTGCTCAAGTGTTTAGCATCTTCACCTGTCATAGGAATTTGTACTGCTTTAGATTTTGAGATTGTTAAAATCTTATTATCTACAGTGATGTCAGTTCCTTCTGGAACAGTCATAGACTCATCAACATCAAACGAAGCAGCAGCTTGAGTAAATGCAGCACGAACAGTGTCACCTTTAGCGGCGCGAACTGAGTCTGAATTCATACTTACAGAAGGGATAAAGCCAGTTAGCTCTCGGCCAACTGTGTCAGCAGCAGTATAAATATCCGCTGCCAAGTTATCTAATGTGTTAGGCATTTTGGTTCTCCAAAAAAATAATTAAATGATTTTGCCGCCAGATTTAATGTATTTCATACGCTTTACCGAATCCATTGCATCAAAATCTGATCGACTTACTTGTTTGGTATCCCCAGCCCCGCTGCTTCCACCTGTTGCGCCACCCCCAGCGGCTTGTGACCCGTCAACCAAAAACGGGTATTCCGCCTTAATTGATTGTGTCAATTCTTCCACACTACTAACGGTCAAGTTACCATTAGTATCTAAAACTCGTACCTCACCATCTACCAAAGATAGACGCGAAGATATTTGCTGCGACAACAAGTTGGCTCTGGCTGCATCCTTTGTAAGCGATGCGGCAACTTTACTTGCCTGACCTTCCACCTGTTGCTGCTGTAAATTAGCCTTTAAAGTCGCTAACTCGTCAGCCGCCTTCTGTCGCTCTGACTCAGAACTGTTGTATAACTGCTCAAAGTCGTTTGCCTTTCTTAGCTTTTCAGCCGTTTCTTGCCTTGCTAGTTCTTCTGCTTCGAGAGCCTTTTGCTGTACCGTTTTCTTTTCAGTTAGCAATTCGTCAATCTTACGCTTCAAACCACTTACATCTTCTTTCGGTACACCGTCTACATTCAATGTATAGCCATCTTCGCCCTGCGAATATAACCCCTTAACTGAATCGTCTAACGTATCGAAACTTTCTTCACTCACTTTGTATTGAATAGTCATCTATAACCCCTAGTTATAAAAATGTCGTCACCCTGTGACAATTGGTTCTATATATCACTCTCATCTTCAGATGTCAAAGACTCTTGATCTTCTTCATCTAATTCAGGCTCAATTTCAGGTTCTTCTGGAATTTTCGCCATTTCTGCCGCCAGCTCAGCGTCAATATCTTCATTAGTGCGACCGTCTTTAACAATGCCTTGCTGTCGAGCAAGTTCTTGCATATCAGACTTCGCAATAATGTTGCCTTCGTTCAACTGCATAGCAGCCATAAGCATTTGTGGGTCTGCAACGTCATCGAAGAACTTAGTGTTTAGGATAAAGGTTGGTTCCTGACTTGCACCCATAAACATACCGCACCATTCGATGCAGGTCTTAATGCCTTCGGACACATTATCCGCAATAGTAGTTAGGATAGAAGTTTCGCCAGCTTGCTCGATTAGACTTTGTGTCGCGGTCTTAGCTGCGCCGATTTCAATCATTCTTGCGCCAAGTTTTCGCATTTGCTCTTCTTTGCGAGCCATTAACCTGTCAGCTAACTGGTTTTCAGAAGCCTGTACAACAGAAAAGCCACCAGAATCACCTAAAAAGTGTCCAGCCATCGAGCCAACGGTAATTCCATCAGGGTTAGCCTCTTGGAACTGACTTAAGGACATAGTTGATGACACGCCAAGCGTTAATTGACCGTGAACAAAGCAGTTTTCTTCTAAATCGGCTGAATTTCTGTAATGTGCAATGTTAATGTGGCCAATATCACCAAGTGGCGGTACGTCAACGGTGGTGTCGTTATTTTCTGAGCCAATAATAAACAAAGGGATAAAATCAAACGTAGTTCCATCGGCTTTTGTCGGGGTATACTCTTTAGTTATATTCTCATCATCTCTATATAACTGTTGTGTATATACACCATTCCTTAAGCGTAAAACTCGGTACTGTTTTTGGGGTTCATAGCCAAACTCATCTTTATCTGCGTCATATTCTTCGCAAAGTACGGCTAGGGTTAGGATTTTTTGCCCATTAATGACTTCTACGCGCCAATTAATGAAGTTTTCAGCAGTGTAGCGGTTGATTGTGGCTTTTGGAGATAATCTATCAAATTCTTCAAGTGATAAACCCGATTCTACTTCGGGGTAGTCAACTAATAGACAGTGACGACCTTTACCGATGACTTCACCAGCTACATCTTTGGCTAAACTTGTTAAAGACTCGCCAGCACCGTCAGAGTTATCTTTTAGGTACTCGACTTGAGGTGGGAGTATACATTCAGGTTCATTTCTGAAGATTGCACCTGCTAAACCTTCTTTAGTTTTGCCCGTGAAGTTTACAAAGACGGCCCGCTCTAAATAATTGATGTAACGAGCGTCTTGGCGGCTAACGCCTTCCATCGGAGGAAGGTATTTAGTGTTAGCTTCTTTAATGGCACGCTGACCTTCACAACAGTCCTCGATCATTTGCCATTCTTTAATGTAGGTAGAATACTCTGGGTTTTGTTGTTCAACACTCATAATTAGATCACAAATCTGAACGGCACAGCCGCTATAGGTTTAATAATAGGTAGTTCGTGGGCAATAGGATAAGTCGCAGCGTCTATTAAGTGATCTAAACCACTCGTTTTATCGGGGACACCGTTATTATCATACGTCAATTGCTCTAAACTACTTGACAATTCAGGACATTGCTCCGAATTTACCATAACTTGCAGTGAATCGAAAGCGGCGTTCGCTGCCATCACTCGATCTTTGATAAAAGGGTTCTTTTTGGGTGCTCTACACTCAAATCCAGCCGCTTCTAAGAGAGTTATGTCGGATATACTTGCATTAACTGTTTTTCTGCTCGCGCCAGAGGCATCTGGGTAGATAGCAATGTTGTGGTCGGGGAATTTAGAGTTCAAAGTGTGAATCATAGTCGGGGTATCGTAGATTCCCGTTAATTCTTTAACTGCGTGATAAACACCTTCACGATAAACGAATACGACAGCAGACATATTGGTTACGTTGAAATCCATTCCGACCATTAGGAAATCAAAGCGCGTAATAACCTCTTCGCTCTCATTTTTATCACGGTTGTACCCGTTATATACCGTTCCTTGGGTTAAGTTGACGAATTCACCGTTAAGATAGGCAGATAACAAGTTACTAGGGTAAATAGCCTTCAAGTTATCCACATAATCGGCAGGAAGGTGCGGATTAGACATAGTTGGGGCTTGGATTAGCTCAAAGCCTTCTCTGGGGTCTTTTTTCCAGTATTTATAGACGAATTTGAAGCCTTCAGGGGTAGTGGTCACTCCGATTGTATTGGGTTCACCACTGGGTTTGATCTCACGGTTACGAGCCATTATTGCGCGGAATGCAGCCGCAGCCTCAGATTCTTTGAGGGTGTCTAATTCGTCAATATCGGCATCTGCGTGGGCGTAACCGATGATTCTGTTGACGTTTTCCATAGATCGGAAGATGATCTTTCCATAATTGCCTAGATCAATGTAGTTAAGGGGTGATTTATGGAGTTTATAGGGTATTTTGAGTTCGGTGAGGAGTTCCTCGAAGCGAGGCCACGCAATCATACGAATCAAATCGTAGGTTGGCTCGTAGAAACCCCTATTGGTACTAGGGTTGCGGAGTTTACCGATGATGCAACGCTGCACCGCAGCTTCTGTCTTTCCCGCCCCGAAGCCAGCAACTAACGCTGGGAACTTCGCCTTGGTATTGATATAATCGAACTGCGGTTTGGTTGGTACTAACTTAGCCATAAAGCTCCCAAAATCCCCGAAGGGGAGAAATTTTTTTTAGCTATTCTGGAGCTACGATTTCGATATTTATGGGTTCAATACGCGATTGTTGGTCAATATCCATCTTATCGGTCTGACCTAATAGGTTTTTACCTAAGAATATCGCTAATTGGGTGTTTCCATCCATAGCCATCTCTAGCTGTTTGCGTCTAAGCCCTTTAATGGCTTCAAAGCGACCTCTATCAATGGCAGCCTTGAAATCGGGGTTATTTCTATACCGATCTTCTATAACATCTTCGGAGCAGTTAAAGAACTTACCCAACTCTATAAAGCTACAGTATGAACGAGATAACTCCTCTACCTCTACTAAGTCAAATTCAATCATAGGTCTGCCGCGTTTACGATCTGTCATCTCAATTATCCGTTAAAAATTTATGTGGTGTATTACCGCGCCGTCTATATCAATTCCATTCGGTGCACCCCCCCTCTCTTGCTCTCACTGATACCCGCTAGGCTTTATATGCGCGCGTATACGGGAGAATATCGGGCAAGCAATACGATTAGGCGAGTATATAGGGAAATCGCTTAGAAAGGCAATGGCGCGTTATAGTTAAAAAGGTATTGTGGCGAATGCTCAAATATATATTTTAATGTTTTTGAGTTGATTTGGTTAAATAAAGGGCAAAAAAAAGCCGGCAATTAAACCGGCTGTTAAGTGTTTTGTTATATGTATTTATCTAATGGTGAAGGTGACAGACTCCAAAAAGTTAATGTTAACTTATCCGTTATCTAACCAGGGGACTTTAATTGTCATCATTGAACAAAAAGTCAATTGATTGATATATAAAAACACATAACGCAATCATTCCTATAACTTGTTCTATATCAGTTAGCATTTTAATGGCTCCAGTCTTTAGAGTCGCTAAGGAATTGTTCTAAATCCCGTTTGCGTTGTATGCGGTCAATAATAGCCAGTGATAGCGTTAACGCATCATATAGCGCCCGCTTACTATTAAATAACGCGATAGACTCAAACCGCCCGCTTGCATTGCCGTTAGAGTCTAAACTATACGATTGCCCAAACTGACTATAACAGTAAGCCTTACGCCCTAGTTCTATGTTCAGCCGCTCAATTTGAGCCGCTATATCGTCTAATTTAATTCTATTTTTCATAATATCGCCCTTGTATTATATCATTAAACCGTTGATTTTAGTGCATTTAACGGCGCTATATTCCTTGAAACATAGCCGCTTACTTTACCGCGATAAACTTTTAACTGGTTAGGTAAAAACGCGGGGTTAGTGGTATTAAAATGAACCGTAAAGTTAACCGTTAACTCTCGCGGATATAGATTTTTTTCGTATGCATTGATATAAGTATCAATTATCTTGTGCGAATGATTCTTACCGCGTGATTTAAAATTCGCGCCTATTCTTTCGAATAATGCGCCGTCTTTATGGAATACTTCAAAAATACAATAGTTAAACATAATAAAACCCCTTTATAGTAATGCCGCTAATTTGTTTAAAGTATTTACATTAAAGAAAAAATTATTTCTTTTTTCATCAATTGCGCGCGCTTTCTTATTGCTGCCTTTTCGCTTTAAAGTGCCTACCGCGCCCGCTATATCGTCAAAACGGTAGTCCGTTTTATCCATATCAATTAAGGGGATTCTATCAAGCGTTTTAGGGCGTTTATATTCGCCCTTAGTTTCCGCCGTGTTGATAGCTATAACGGTGTTTAAACCGCCATTAATAGCCGCTGCCGTATGCTTTAACGTGCGCGCATTGTTAGCACTACCGCTAAAGGTTAAATGA